AATTTATTAAATTTTTCAGAAATAATTTTGTGATGATAACCAGAAATGAAGTCTTCCCACATGAATTTCACAAAAGACAGAAAGTTATTATGACATCTTTTCTTATTTTCTAAGCGATCCGCCTGTAGATAGGTTTTTAAGTACTCTTTTTGTTCGCCTTTTGGTAATTTTTTTAAAAAATTTTCATCAATTGTCTTCATATGGAACCATTTATAAAAGTCTTACCATGACTGTCTGAATTAAGCAATAAAGGGTAAACCTTGGGACCCCTATTTCTTGGTTTAGGGGGTGGGCCCCCCCAAAATTCTGCCATGCAGAAATCGCATGGGGCCCGATCCCCTTTTCGCGGGTGGGCCCGCCCGCGAAGCGGGAGCCGCGCGCAGCGCGGCGGACACGTGGGGTGGGCCCGCCCGGAAGCTATGCAGTTTATGCATGGGATATTGTGGGAAGTTCTATGCAAGAATTGCATGGCAGTTTTAATCGTCCACCAAGACGAGCGGAGCGAGTAGAGCGAGAGGCAAGACGAACAGAACAATTCAAGTGAGATGCAAGACGAACTGAATAATCAAAGTGAGATGCAAGACGAACTGAATAATCCAAGTGAGATGCAAGACGCACATAAAAAAAACAAGGCGCATTTCAGCGCCTTGTTCATGTACAACTTATTGGGATAAGTTATTCGGTGTAATTATATTGTCATCATTGTATTGCGTTTCAGTAATTACAATACGTTGACCAAGTAAATCATTAACAAAGTAATGATTAGTTCCATTGCGCCAATCATATGTTTTATACCAAGCATTATCACACTCAGTTTTTTTCGGCTCAGTAGTTCTTCCAAAATGATTTAAGGCACGTTCAATGTTTTGTTCAAGCCAATCATTTTGACATGATTGAGAACAAAAGTTTCCTTTGCCATAATAAAAAGATGAACGTCTACGAGTTTGATAAGACTTACTTCCTTTCGTGCCACGAATACGATCTTTCGTTTTGTATCGGTGGCACATTGTTCCTTGACAATATCTCATTAATGTACTGTCTTTCTTTTTTCTCTTTCAGCTTTGAAATTTTCAAAGTCTGGGTGTGTCGTCATCATCTGACTTATTTTATCTAGTGATAATAAATGCATAACCCAATTCATTTCTTTTAATGAAAGTGATTTAGAAACAATATTAATTCTTTCAACTGCTTTGTCTAAATCTGGGGCAACTGCATTTACGAAAGCCACAGCCGAAAGTATTTTCGGCTGTAGATATTCTGGTAGATGTTTAAATATATCTTTTTTAGACATCTGCGCCCTTAATAGTTATCATACCCGTAGCTTGACGCCATTGGTTTCCATTTTTATTTGGCTCGGCATCTAAGTCCCAGTAAATAAAACAAGGATAACCAGAATTAGATACAAAATATTTTCCTACTGTATCTGTGTCTGGTTTATGCCATTGTCCCTTTCTCGTGATTATTGCTTGATGCTTATTAGCATAATAAGTCACGTAAAAAGTTTTAGGCAACTGATTTATTTTTTCTTTAGAATCTAATTTCATCAGTTTCCTCGCTTTCTTTTGGCTCAACTTTCTTTATTTCGTCAACTTCAAATTGTCCAAATCTACTGAACAATTCATAAGTAGTATTTTTACTGTCATTTAGATTTTTCAAAGCAACTAAATATTCACTTGCTTTCTCTAAAGTGTCAGCATGTTTTTTGATTGAGTAGCTTTTGCCCCAAGTATAGTCTTGGCACTCAACTACTAGGATTGTCTTGTCCATTTTGCTTTCTCCTTTTTTGTTATACATGGGATAATATTACTATATCCCATGTATAAAGTCAAGTGGATAATTATTGGTGTGATTGTTGTTTTTCGTATTTTATTCTAGCCGCTATTTTCTGTTCTCTCGATACGTGTTTATTCTTCATACCCTTTAACATTTCAGCCGCGTGTTTTGGATTGTATAAAGCTAATCCTGTGGAATTAGTTCTAATAATTTCAGCCTCATTTAAATCTAATCCGCTTTCTTTTGCAAACTCGATAGCCTCATCAAGATATTTCCAAGCCTTTAAACAAGGCTTAATAACTTTATTCATCTGGTCTAGAACAGATTTAATCCATTTATAATGTGCCATGATTAATTGACCTTTGGCTTGTTGCCAGATTACAAAAGTTTGAAACTCGTCTTTTGAAACTGGAATTTGTCTATCTCTACAATACTCTCGACCAATCAAATCCAACTCATAATTGTTGTTCCAATCTTTTGCGTGTGAGATTTCATTTCCCTTGCCACCAGAAAATCCAAGTGCTTTTTCATTTGCGTCATTGAATTTGGTTTGGTGTGGATTTGATGGTTTGCCCTCCATTTCAATATTAATATCTGGATTGCAATTTTCTTTTGCTTTCAACTCATCTCTAAAATAAGCATAAGCAAAATCTCTTGATGATGGACTATAACTATCAATATCATCTTGACGATCAACACCATCAACATCTCCATTTAAACGAAAGTCAAAATGTTTTGACACATACTTGTCGTCTTGTTCTTCGTGAGTTGCGCCATAATGCTCGTTATCAACGTCACCATCTTTTTTAGCCATATAACCAAAATGAAAGCAACTATCTTTCGCAATAGTATTTACATTTGGATATTTGTTTTGAAGATAATGCGCCATGTCCACGTCTTTTTTGGGATACTGTCTTTCCACGCATTGTTTTGCTAACTCCCATGTAGCATTTTGTTTATCTAAAAAACTCTCTCTTTCTTGAAAGAATTTTTCTTTCTCTTGCGTGTCCTCTTGTTCCAAGTGTACTCGCATACGATTTGCGATTTTATTTCTGTACTCGGAATTTAGTCTTATTCTAGCCATTGTTTTTCCTTTCGTTAATTATTAGCATTATGGGATATTATAGTAATACCATTTATTTGTCAATTTATTTTTTGGGGTGGGCCCGCCCCATAAAGTACGAGCAAAAAATTTTCCCCTTGACATTTCTGGGATAATATATTATATTATAGTTTGTTAATTTATTTATAAAAACTTAAATAACATATGAAGTGAACTTGCAAGTGGCAGTACAAAAACGCACTTGCAAGTCACAGGAAGAAATTATGATTTATACAAATTGCACAATCTGTGGTTGTACGCCCAAGCCCGACGAGTGGTCGGGACAAGTTCAAGGAGTTTGTTTTGATTGTGGATAGTATTTGGTTCTACCCAGTAATGTTTATAGTCTGTATGGCTATACTTTATTTGAGTAGATATTAGAATTCGGACATGCGTGGTCTTTACCAAGTATGTTTACAAGCAGGGTTCGGTGCTTTCCTTGTGAATACAAAAGCACCAAACTTGAGCCCAGATCTCACAATGAGGTATCTTCTAGAGTATCTCGTGGGATCTGGGGTCAAGTCCACGACGACAGCTCGGTATCCGATACTGGGCTTGGCCATAAGCCCTCAAGCCCTCAAGCGGGTGGGCCCGCCCATTAAAGTATGGACAAAAAAATTTAGTTGACAGGCCCGGGGCTCTGGGATATAATAGGATTTAGAAAGAGGTAAACATGTTCGAAAAACCAAAAAAGAAAATAGTAAACTGGCATGGTAAAAAAATCACGATGCCATTTGACTGCAGTGTATACACTGAAGGATCCATCGTTATTGCGAATCGATTCACAGGTGAAGAGACAGCGGTGCCAGGATACGCGGCCGCTGTGTATGATACCATCATTGGAGCGGAACAGTTCAAAGCTTATGATATTGTAAGAGCCGGGCTTGACTGGTTCCGCCAGCACTTCCCCGAACAATATATGGTGTTACTTGACTAATTTAAATCTATTAAAATATTTTACGAGGGCGGATGAAGATCTTCCGCCCTCGTACGTTAAACGTTGCCGGGCTTTCCTGAAAAAAATAAAACAAAACAGTAAGAGCTCAAGCGCCCGAGCGGGTGGGCCCGCCCATAAAGAATCAGGGTCCAAGCAACAAGATTGACAGGCTGCAAGCTGTAGGATATTATAAGATTATGAATAAAAAAGAAGCTAAAGAAATAACCGGGGGCCTGAGCGCTCCCTCCAAGATGCCTGGTCCAGCGTACAACCTGCCGGCCAGTCAATGTATTACAGGATCTAAACTAGTCAACGTCCCGGGCTCAGTCTGCGCGGGATGCTACGCCCTGAAGGGCCGCTATAGATTTCCCAATGTACAAGCTGCATTAAATAGAAGGTTGAAGAGCCTAGGTCATCCAGACTGGATCCGGGCCATGGTTGTTTTAATTGACAATGCGCCCTTCTTCAGGTGGCATGACTCCGGAGACCTGCAAGGGCCCGAGCATCTCAAAAATATATTCGAAGTCTGCAAGCTTACACCGTCGACGCAACACTGGCTCCCGACCCGGGAAGCTGGAATGCTCAAGCTCATGGATCCGGACATCATTCCGACAAATTTAATCATTAGACTGTCAGGCCACATGATCGATGGAAAAAATTCTACATTCTGGCCGTGGACGAGCTCAGTGTCCAGTCAGGCGAAGACCTGCCCGGCCCTGGATCAAGGAAACAGCTGCCGCGACTGCAGAGCATGCTGGGACAGGAGCGTCTCAAATGTCACGTATCCGAAACACTAAAAATTTTTTAGAATTCAATGGAAATGGAGAGATCGCAGATCCCTCAGGCCTCAAGCCTACAAGTCCGCAAGCAGCCGGGCGCAGGAAGCCAAGCCACAAGCTAAGGGCTCAAGCCGGGTCCCTGAGTCCACAAGCTCCAGGATCCGGGAGCCAGGGTACAAGCGTACAAGCTGGTCCAGGGCACAAGCAACAAGGATAAAGGTATTTTTTTTATGCTTAATATGAAAAGATATTTGGTGCGGGGAAAAGTGCACCAAATAGGGTTTTGTAGGGGAAGTAGATTTTAATTCAACAGTGAAAAAGTTCCCAGAAGAAGCATAGCCCAATAAATCAGGAGTGCCAAATAAAGCCCAGTTTTCCAGTCTGGTCCATGCAATTGTGGGAGTTTCATCTTTTAATTTTTTCCAAAGTTTCCTTTCGGCTAGCCTTGGAATTTTTCTAGAATTCGCCACTATCCGAACTATTAAATTTTACTAATTATTTTACTCATACGAGCTTTTTCTGGTTCAGCTACGAGCACCAATCTATGAGTCTCGCGAGCACCAATAAGTTTATTTTCCATCAAATTAATCTCCTTAATGTCCATCATCTGTCCATTAGGTAATTGAATCTGAACCCGAGCTTCACCACTTGTCGGGCTTAGAAAAAACTTATCCAAAGCTAGTCTGAATGACTTTCCGTTTAACATTCTAGTTTGCAATATACAAGAAATATTATATAGTTGCAACATTATGGGATTACCCAAAGTATTAACATCTAAACAAATCAAATTCGCACAACTAATCGTCTATGGCGTTGATGGTATTCCTATAACTAAAACTGAAGCGGCGAAGCTGGCTGGCTATAGCGAAGATGCCAGAGAGTTTTCAAAGCTAACTAATCCAAAATATTACCCATTAGTATGCGCTTACATTGAAAAGCTACGAGAGGAAGTAAGGCAGAAATATGACATCACATTTGATAATCATATCAGTGAGTTAGGTAAAATTAGAGACCAGGGTAAAAAAGATAGTAGAAATCTAGCCGCTGCTGCAACTACTGAAATAGCTAGGGGTAAGGCTGCTGGATTCTATATAGATCAAAAACTCATTCGTCACGGTAAAATTGAGGATATGAATCTCAATGAACTTTACGATAAAATGAAAACTATCAAGGAGCGTAATGAACGAATACTGGACGCGAAACAACTATTGGAGCGAGGAAATGCCAAACAAAAAGAAGAAAAACAAGAAGAAAAATCTCAAGAAGAAAAAGAAAAGAAAAGCAGCGAAGAAGAAAAAGAAACGTTAGACGTTTAATTTTTCCATCTTTGTAATGCACCCAATAGGATAAATATTCCTATCTGAAAAGACCGCCTCTTTCTCATCGTAGCTAGCGAAAGTGTATAAGAATTTCTTTGTCTTTTTATAAACATAGCCGAAGCTTACCATTTTAGAAGCTTCGAACTTATCAAACTCTTCAACCGTCGCATGACCACCATCAGCAGTGATATCAATCCAGTTAATTTTGTAGAAGTAATACCTCTTCTTCGCGATAGAAACATGTTTATATTTAGATTTTTTTCTTCTCATACGGATTGTATACTCTTATTTTAATAAATCATAAATAATTTATTTTTAAAATCATTGACTCGCGTCCCTTAAATCGTTGGTATTGCTAGCTTTTTGAACATCCTAGTCCATGTAGGAAAACCTATAAGATACAAAAACGAGCGAATAAGTGTTGGTATTGCTTGCTGATTTTTTTTGTATCCAATTGTATCCTGACGAAAGATACAAAAACGAGCGAATAAGTGTTGGTATATAACAATTCTAGAATTTGTATCCTTTGTAACCACTTTTGAAAACTTTTTAAAAAAATTTTTTTATTTTATAGAAAAAAGAGTATACAAAGGGTATAAAGGTCAAATTATGGCTAATTTAGTGAGTTTTCTGTTCATTTTTTGTATCTTTACCGTTTGGGTGGTTCTTCTTATCCCTATAATATTGGTCCACTTTCTTAAGGAAAGCGTGCTGACAGCCGACAAATTCCTTGTCCGAAATCTCAAAGCGTTGAAAAAATTTATCTTTAGAACACATTAGAATCACACCTTGTTGAATCTTGGTACCATAAACATAGTTATGGGCCATCGCATAGGCTCCTAATTGGATAAAATAATCTTCTATCCATTCTCTCTTTTTGGGCTTGTTGGTTTGCTTAAAGTCTATTATACTTTCACGCGAATTATAAATTCCCACCAAATCTGTCGCACCTGCATATAACATTGGATAATGGACGGTCACCTCTGTTCCCCATACTTCTTCTAAAGGACCCAATCCCTGGTTAATGATCTGTTGTGCCATGGGGTGTGCTTCAAGGCCTACTGCAGTCAGGTCCATGTGCCCCGAGCCCTGAATATACGCCTCGAGATACGTGTGC